AAGACTTACCCACTGACCGCTATTTCAGGGACGCCTGGGAATGGAGTGACTAATGCCCATCAGTATCAACATGACCAAGGCCAGGGCAATCCATCTGGCAGAGATACGCCGAGTCCGTAACGAAGAACTCGCTAAAGAGGACATCACGTTCATGAGAGCAGTTGAGGATGGAGACACTGACGCTCAGGCTACTATCAAAACTAAGAAGCAGACATTGCGTGACTTGCCTGCTACGTTTGACATCACGACTGACGTAGACACCCCAGAAAAATTAAAAGGTAAGTGGCCCACTGAGCTACCAGATAGGGAATAGGAGAGAAGAATGGCAGACCTAACACAGTACCTGACAGCTAAGTACAACAAGATGATTGCGGAGGTTACCGCCGACCTGGGGAAGACGGCTGATGACCTTGCCAATGCACAGAACATCATCCGTGCCCTCAAGAACCCAGACATGATGGTGAACGGCGCATCTTTGACGCTGGACATGGTGCAAATCATGGAGAACGGAGACATCCGCTTGCTCCCACCTGCTCCTACGCCCATCACTGACACTTGCGTGCAGGCACCGGAGCCAGAGAAGAACGGCAAGAAGACTGAGAAGGACTTGGTCAATGCAAGCTAGTCAGCAAACCTACGAAGACGCGCAGTACCAATCCTCTGACCCAATCGGGCCACAGGAGCCAATCCCTGCCGGGGTCCACGACTTAGAGTTGTCGTGGGACCGGAAGCGTGGGTATATGCGCGTCATTATCGACGGCAAGACCTGGCATTTCAAAGAGTACCTGGGGAAGGCCCAGATAACTGGCACTGATAGCAAGCGTGGGCGCATCTATCTCAGGGCTATGGCCAGGATAGATGGCGAGACATTGACCACCTACCGTGACCCTTCAGCAGAACCTCACCCTGAGGTAGAAGGAGAACGGCGTGAGTCCACACATAATCGTCTATGCTATAGGCGTCAAACCCAGGAGTGGCGGTTGCGTGACGAGCGAATGGATTGGCACGACCCGGAAGCTTTGAAATTTACTAAGAACTACATCGGAGATTTGAACGCTGAATGGCATATGGCCGACAGCATCGCCCACATTTACCACAATGGCTACGCTATCATTGACGAAAACGATGTGGCCCATCTCTATGAATAAGAATCTAAGCCTTATAGCTACCTTAGTCCCACTTATCATAGTGGCTATAGGTCTAGTCGGATGGGTGTTGTCCCTGCGTAGCGATGTGACCGATACCGTGGGACAGCTAGAAGCTGTACAAGCAGAGGTCGAGGACGTGCAGTCTCGTCTAACTGAGCTAGAGAAAAGCCTAGCTATTGCTGATGACCAGATGAACACCATTATGGGAGAACATGAGGTTATCGGGGAAATGTTTGAACAGATTGGAGAGATACAGCCAGCAGGAGAGCGTCGAACCTACGGGGGATATAACTAGGGCGTGAGTGAGGCTAACGACATACGGTTTCTTAGGTATTACCACTACCCACGCCCATCCCCATGGGGGTTGGTCCTGGGCTGGATGATAGGTCTACGTGGCTGAACTGGATGACATACAGAAGGAACTAGAAGCGGCTAGGGAGGAATTAGAAAAACTAAAAAGTCCAGAAGATAAATCCAACCGGGTCCAGATGACTAGCGCGGATATCGTCAAACTCGTGGTGGCTTGTCCTGTAGTTTTCGTCTGGTTGTTCCTGGGTAGTCGCATCATAATCTCAGCCACAACTAGCCAGCACGTTTTGGATAATGTCGAGCCTTTGTTGACCGTTTTGTCCATCCTAACCATACCAGTTACAGGAATTTTACAAAACCTATTCTCTGCATCGGGGGATAAGAAATGACACTCTTTGAAAAACTAGCTGCTTTAGTAGGCAATCGGCAAATACCAGCCCTTGCTATCCCATCATTGCCGAGATACCGAATCTCGTTTGCTAATGGTGCGGTTGCTAAGATTGTAATCATGTGCATCCTGGTAAGCGGAGCAGCGGTTGCGGTTGGGATGTATTTCGCAGTCAAGGACGTTGTTAACGCTACTTACAACTGGCCTGACCCGGCTACCTACGATGTCACGCATGATGGGTTGCAGACCATGGGGCAAAAAAATCCTAACTACGAGGACGGTACAGAGTCACAGACCCTGTCTATCAGACTTGGAGATGGGGTACGTCTATCGACGTTACGGATAAAGGACTCAGATGTAGGACGTTCTAATAACACCAGGTCACTGGACATCTCGCCGTACACTACGGCAGTGACGGGGGCGGCGGCTTACCTGTGGGTGGGCAATCTTACTATCACCAACAGTTCTTTTCCTACTTTTGAGTGGAAAAACTCCGAGGTTGGAACGTTGACTACCGGGATGTTATGCGATGGTCACACGATGTCGGCCACCGTTAGCAATTCACCGTCAGACCTGGAGCTTAGCAGTGAGAGGCAAAGTTCGGTGTACGAAGTTGACTCCACCATAGTCGATAAAGTGCAGATTCATATCACTGGCAACAATGGTGCTTATGTAGACCATCTGATTATTGATAACCTAGACGCCTGGAAGGGTGCTGCTTACTTTGAACGACTTAAAGTAGGCACGGCTACGATAAATAATTCAAACCGCGTGGGTGACGGGACGGGGGTTGATGCAGCAAGTTGCGTTATTCAACCGTCAGTTTCCGCACGGGTAATAAACGATACAATGCAAGACCGCCCCATTCTGGTTCGCTAGCGATGTGGCGTTGGATGCTGTGCCATATCGCAGGCTGGCACTACGAACTTCATTGTAGGTGCGGCCACGCGGTCCTTTGTCTTTGGTGCGACTGGGGCAGGAGAGCCTGATGAAACGTAGCGATTTGGAAATCAAATTTGACACCTTCATGGAAAATCACTGGTTGCACATGGTCAAAGAGGTCGCTTTCATTCGTGGGGAATTGCGGATACTCATCGGATTCGTAGGTGCTTTGACGGCAGCGACCATCGGCATACTAATCAACGAGGTGCTGAGATGATGGGAAAGATAAGGCCGCAGATACTAGTAGCTATTATCTGTGCGACCATGTTCAGTATGTTTGCGGCTTATTTGGGATACAAGATGATGGCGATTGAAATACTCACAGCCATTGTGGGAGGAATTTTCGGGTTCCTTGGTGGAGTCTCTCTCCGCATCATCGAGTCAGAAGGTCCGGACAACGAATAAGTAACCAACAAGGAGGGCGCAATGCCAGTAGTTAAAGGAAAACATTATCCGTATACCAAGACCGGCAAGAAAGCGGCGTCAAAGGCCAGAAAAACCATCAAACGTATGGGTAAAAGAAAGTAGCACCTGACCCAGTGACCAGCTACATCCTTTAGACCTGCTTAAACAGGCTCACACGCACAAAGAACGTAAGCTAGGCGTGGCTCCCTACACGTTTGGTTCCTAATCTCACACCTCCTTCGAGTGGGGGCCTGGAGCCGCTTCACTTCAGGCTCTCACTTTTTACTAAGTTGCCAACCTCTGCCCGTGGATGTCATCAACTAGAACCACTCTCTCAAACTTGGCGAGCGTTCCGTCAATCGCCATATCGCTCACCCACTTTAGTATGTCTTCGGTATGGTCGAATGTTAGGTCTGCTTGGTCTCCGAAGGTGCCAGTCTCGTCAGCAAGGAACGACCATTTGTAGCCGTCCACTGTCTCTATGTCGAACCGTAATGTTTCCATCAGTATTCACAGAAGCATCCAATGACATCTTCGTTAGATGTGCCCAGGCGCAACTGTTCTCCTTTTCGCTCTCCTAATTCGTACAGTGGCAATGCCCTTGAATCACCACGTGCCCTGTCTTTCATAATTGAGAAGTTCGCTCTTGGTCCACCCTTTTCTCTCTGGGCTTGCTCCCAACCAGCGACTTCTTCAAACCGCTGGGGATGAGTATGCTTTAAGCGTTGCCATTCCTTGATTCCCTGCTTGACGCACCGCCCCCCGCAATTGTTATGAGGGAATCCCAGGCGGTACAGTATAGGTGTTTCAATGCCCCAACTCTCTGTGGTTTTCCGGTGCGGAGGCATTGCGACTGGCTCCCACATCAGCGGAAAGTCTACGGTGATACCTTCAATCTCCTCGTATTTTGCCTTGGGGGAAATCATCCTGTGTTGCTCCGTAAAATCCATCCCCAGGTGAACCGTGATTGGCTTGGGCAGTTGTTCGATGAACTTTCGGAACGGCTCGACCTTTAATTTAAATGAACACGGGGCGATGTTGTTGTTAGGGATTATGCTTGCCTGCTCTGCTACTTCCAGCGGAGTTCGCCCGTCCTTGTAGCGTACAATCGTGACCTTCCAGTAGGCTTCTAGGTCTTCAAGGAAACGGTATAGGTCTTCATCTTCCCAACTGGTATCAGCGAACCATAACGTGGTGTTCTCTGGACCGTAACGTGTCAGAACTCTATCTGCCGCTACCGCTGAGGCCGTTCCACCAGACAGACTAACTATATGTTGCATCACTCTCCCCACTTCTCTCCTCTTAGTACGGCCTCTGCATAATCCCGGTCAGAGGGGAACCAGATTGTTGCCATCACGTTAAGACCAGCGGCCAGTCCTAGTGTTTCTATCCACTCCAACTGCTTGGTGGATACTTTGTACCGCTTCTCCCTCTTTAACTCCGCAAAGATTATCTTCCCAGCCTTGGTCATCACTAGGTCTGGAAACCCTGCGTCGTTTCTGCGGCTGTCGTTATCGTGCCAAACCAACCAGCCACACAGTTCTGCATACTGCACTAACGAGCGTTGAAACTCCGCTTCTGAAATAAGAGTGTCAGTTATATTTACGAGTTTACTCATAATTCCAGGGTCATCTGTTTACTGTCCAGTGTGCGCCAGTACGCCAGTGGCAAGACCGTCTGCTTCCCTGCGCCCCGGTCCACCTCCTGCCCGTAGGTCTTGAAGGTCTCTAGTGTGGCTATCAGACGGGTGCCACTGATGGTGCGGAGTTCTACGCCGGTGCCCTTCTGTTTCTCCAGCGTATCTAGGTGTGCCGTGTCGATAGCCCAGCCAGGTGGATACCTCATCTGGTGCTTGGCTGGGTCTAGTCCTACCTTAAGTAGTATGCCATCGTCATTGATGGTGCCGGTAATCTGATGGCGTTCGTTATACAGTGGTGTGTTCATATTGCCTCCTCTTCATATCAAACGCCCTTGTGTACTTGGTTGATGCGATGCGTCGTAGCGATGATTATCGCCTTTAGGATACGGTTGGATAGGATAGGATAAGTTGGCGACCATTTCTTTTTGCTGTTTCTTACTGCCGATAAAATAAAAGTATCTGTGTTTACGAGGTCTCGCGACTGTATAAAGGTCGTCACCATATTTTTGCTGGAGTAGTTGTACTTGGGGTAATGACCCGTGAGTATCTGTGCGGCCTAACTTATCTGTAACTGTCATAGTATGCAAATGTTCCTGTCCTTTAATGACATAATTTATCGCCTTGGCAGACAATCCAGTGTATAGCCAGTTCGTTGCTTGATAAATGTACCCGTGATGGCCGTATGAGGTATCTGCGTAAGAGACTACGACGTTTGGCTTTGGTAACATTCGTAAGCACCGCCCTACAAAAAATGACAAGGTGTTTTTTGCTACATTCTCATTGATAACCAGTCGGTTGAGTTCTAAAAAGGTTTCCTGATAAAGGCCGTTGATTGCGCCAGAGACCAGCGTCGAAGACAGTGGTCGGCCAAAGCTACAAACACCGATTAACGAGGTATGTTGGTACAATCCGAAAGCGTATGATACAGAGGGGATTCGATGAGCGTAATGTTTTTTTGTAAACCATTCCACACACGCATGGTAGTTGATTCGTAATACCTGGCAAGTGTTCTTCATATCTCGCCTCCTCTTTGTAGAAATGGCGGGGGCCAAAGCGTTTGGAGTGACGCGTGACCCCTCTTTAATCAGCCATGTATGCCCAGCCGTTATCGTATGCAACTCAGCGATTAGAGACTAAGAAGCCCATAGCCGTGGGTAACGGCGGCGTAAGGACACCATGTCCCTGATACGCCGTGGTTGGGTGGCCGAACCATGTTAGTTATCGTTCTATGTCCATCATGTCTAGTGTTGCAACCCGTGTCTTCGGGACTTGACGCACTAGTTCATCATTGACGAATGCAAGCAATCGTCTAGCATCTGTCTTATTGAGCGGTCCGATGTCAGTAAGAATGGCTACTCCATGTGGGTGAAACGTGCCTCTGGTGTTGACCTCTCCCAGCACTTGTATATGGAGCGGCTCTACGACTACTGGGATTGGCCTTGCGTAGAAGATGAAGTGCTGATTGCGAGGGACATCTTCCACAGGACGCCAGTAGACAGTCACATCGTAAGTGGCTATTTCAGGAACTTTGATACGGCTACCCAGGTCAGGAGATTTACCTCTATCTCCAGTGTACCCAAGCCCCTCGACCTTCAGCCCGTTGGACCACCTGTGTCTAGATACCATCGAGTTCATATTCCAGATTCTTATCACCCTCTTCTTCGATTGCCTGCCGTGCGGCATCTGAAATCCGGCCACGTTTCTTGGCCCCTGCGACGGGGAACCCACCGAATTCAGAGTTGATAGAGTTTAAGAAATTAGGGCGTTGCTCTCCGCATAATTTGCAGACACCTGGGCTGGTCGGTCCGTTCTTTTCGTAGTCAGCAGGTTCGATAAGAAAGTGGTGGCCGGGTAAGTTTGACCCGTTTTCAGGGCAGATAGTTGTCATGTCTAATCCTAATCGTTGTATCTAGGCCGAGGAATCTCAGTAGTTGGTTGATTGTCACAGGCGCAGTAAGGGATGCTCCCTCTGGGGTACTGCATCATGTGTTTATCCTCGTCCCAGTATTTTAATTTCCTCATGGCGAGTATCCGTTCTAGTCCAGCGTGGTTGGTCTTGAATCTAGTGCATTCCGGGCACACGCTATCGTCGGGCGCGAACTGTATGTGGGCGGCAACAGCCTCTGCTTCTATGACCGGCACTAGCCGCTGTAATATGGAGCCAAGGCCCTCGCCTGCGTCATCAGCCGTGTGGCGTTCAGTCATCATCTATCCCTCAGATTAGGGCCAGCTATCTCCAAGATGTTCCCTTGCCCTACGGATTCTCTTATTCGCCAGGCGATACGCGCACCCAATCTGGTTCCCAGGTCAGCCAAGCTGTAGTTGCTGGTGAATATGGTTGGGCGCATCTCGCCGTGTCGTTTCCCTATGATTTGATAGAGCCGGTCCTGTATCCACTCAAGTCCCTTCCCTTGCTCTGCTCCAAGGTCATCAAGTATCAACAATTCCGCTTCAACGTACCGCTTGATGATTGCAAGCTCCGATGCGTTCTCGTCGTTGTAGGTGTCCCTTAATTCACTGAGCAAGTCTGGGACACTGACAAACAGAATCTGTGCCACCATGCCAGCCTCAAGAAGATTACGGGCATATCCTACGGCCAGTCCCGTCTTCCCAGTGCCGACCTCCCCCCAGAAGAACCACGACTCCGGGCTATCCGATGCCGGGCTGATGCTGTTGGGTGATGATTCCAGGGTAAAACCTTGGAACCGCTTCGGGATGCCTGACTGATTCCAGGCCGTGGCTATGACCTCTTTCTGATTCTCAACAGCGGCGGCATCTCTTGCGGCGGTGTGGTCTGAGAGGGCACTTCTCCCTGCGGGGCAATAGCAGTACTGCTCAAAGGCAACAAGGCCACCGTAGCGGATGCGCCTGCCCCAACCACCCTTTCCATTGCACGAACAGTCAGAGACCAATGAGGCTTCGGTCTGTTGGTCTTGGTCGATTGCCATTCTGTTTACCTCCTTGCTCCTGTTTATTCAACCAGTTCCTGACATAAAGGTTCCAAGACCCACTGTTCCCTGCTTTCATGGCCGCATCATGGTCGAGAGCCAAATCAATCTGTAGGTCCAAAGCTTCCTGGTCTGGGTATGAGTGCAAGTACTTCTGGTGGATACGCTCACGTTCCTCGCCGGTCAGCTTTGGTTCTTTCTTTGGCATCAGTCAGCCTGTTTGCGTGGCTTGAACACGAGGGTCGGAGAATTATCCTTCCTAGCCGATTCGAATACATCAGAGAATCCGTAGGTACGGCACATGGATTTGAGTTTAGTGGTATCGAAATGAGCCGGGACAACCTTCGGTTCTAAGGTGTACTCTTCAACCCAAGCGTGTTCGAAAGCCACTTTAGGTAGAGCTTCTTTGAGTCTTGTCCACTTAGTGATATCAAACGAAGAGTTTGCCTTGAGTTCGCAGATGTACTTGTCACTAGGTGCGGCAGTGCCGCCGGTTGCCATGATGGCTTTGATTAGGTCTTGTTCCATTCGACCCACATAGTCAGTCATTGCCTTTAATTCCGCTTGTGCGTCGGCGTAGGCGTCCAGCTTCTGGTCCAAGGTCAGTTCCAATATCTCCCCTGTTTGCTCGTCAACAGTTTGCATCATTCCTCCAAGAATTTTGCCATCTGGCAAATGCCTTCGTAGTCTAGGGTGTGCCCCCATGATGGCTGTGCCGGGCACTGGCCTTCCCATAAGATGGCCTCTGAGTCTATCTCTTGGCCGCAATCATCACAGGATGGCGGCGTAGGGCTGTTTCGTGTTGATGACATGATTAAAACTGCACCTCATCTTCATCGACTAGATTGCCATCGTCATCGAATATGCCTGACTCCATACACCACATCCCAGAGCCTTCAATCTTGTGGTACATACCCTTGGTCGATGCGTTGCGGCCAATGCCGTGGACCCAGCAATACCCGGCAGGCTTCATGGGAACCTGGCTGACATTGTGGTACAGGCCGTGGGTTATCTCTGCGATTCGGGCGTAATCAATCGGTGCTGAGATGTCACGCTCCGCGTTGTAAAGGTCAACAGCCTTGTTGAAACACGCACCCTTCCGTATCTTGGTGTCGGTGTCATCCGTTGGTGTATCTTTTTTTACAGGGCCGCTGGGGGTATCTGGTTTACCGGTGAACGATTCGTCTGATGAATCCTCTTCAGAAACTAGAATCGCCTCTGCTACTGGGGGCTTGGT